CCTGATCGTATGAATCAACAAGTCATCGTTCACAATCATGAACATTCACAAAATAAAGAAATCTTTATTGGCAATTCTGGCGTTACTACAACAAATGGTTTACACGCACGTTCGACTGAAACATTTTCTGTAAACATTGGCCCGGGCGATGATCTCTGGGCAGTATCAGATAATAACAATGTTGTGATTCACGTTCTAGTAGTTAAGCAGGACTAATGCCGTACTTCATAACAGATAGCGCAGAAGGTTGCTCAGGTTGGGCAACTACTAAAGAGGATGGCGAAGTTATTGGTTGCCATACAACAAAGCAAGCTGCCATAGATCAAATGGTTGCTGTTTCAATAGCTGAAAAGATAAAACCCGGTGGCGAAAGAGCCTTGCCTGAAAACTACCGGCCTGCACTAGCGCAGGATGTTCCCGAAGGTCGCGCCTGCGGTAATTGTGTCTTTTACGATGATGACGTTGTTAGCGAAGATGGAACCAAGGCTTATTGCCGTAAATGGGATGAATTTGTTGATGGCGGTTACTACTGCAACGCTTGGCAGTCAGATGATGACATGCAAGATGAAGATGACATAGAAAATGATTTAGATGATCTAGTACGCGCAGTCAATCAAGATGCGCCTGCCTACATGAGAGCCGCTGCAAGACGTGGCCTGCAATACTACGCAGATGGAAAGGGCGGAAGCGGTTTAGTTGATAAAACTATCCGTGAAGCCCGTCTTATGGCAGATGGTCAAGTTTCAGATGACAAGTGGATTCGCACAGCTGCTTGGATAGCTCGTCATTTAGACGATTTAGACTCGCCAGATGCAGACCCTAGCTCAGAAAACTACCCAAGCGCAGGCGTAGTTGCTCATTTGCTTTGGGGTTCCGGGCCGTCAAAAACGAAAGCAAGAGCTGCTATGCAGTATGCGCAAGGAGTTGCGGAAAAGATACGCAACGAAGAACGGCATTTACAAGGCAAACATGATCAGAAAGCACATGGCTCTGGTGGCAAATCAGCAGGTTTGAACCCAGAAGCAGGTAAAGGAAACATAAAAATTACCTCAGATATGGCAGCTGATTTCCAAGGCGGTTCAGCAGCTCCACATTTAAGGCAAAATCAAGACGGTTCTTATGAATTCACACCAGAAAGACAAGCTCTGCACGACAAAATAGTTGCAGATGCTGTTGCCGGTGTTCCTACTTCTGCCGATCCTACTTATTACGTCATGGGTGGTGGCCCTGCTGCTGGTAAATCCACAATGCTTAAAGATTCAAAGGTAAGCATCCCGTCTAAAGACAAAGCGGTTCAAGTAAACCCCGATGATGTTAAAGAAAAACTGCCTGAATGGGATCGTATGCAAGGTGATACCAACAGAGCTGCCTATACACACGAAGAATCCAGTTACATTTCTAAGCGAATACAGGCTGCTGCGTTTGAAACGAAGCGAGATGTTGTAGCTGACGGAACTGGCGATAGTTCTGTAAGCAGTATGTCCAACAAGATCAAAAAGGCCAGAGATGCTAATTACAGGGTAGTTGGCAACTACGCGACTGTTCCAACCTCAGTAGCAATAGAAAGAGCGAACGCAAGAGGTGCAAGAACGGGCAGGTATGTTCCTGAATCGGTAATTAGAGGAACCCACGCCGGAGTCAGTGACGTTTTGCCCAAAATTGTTAGTCAATTCGATGAAATTAACCTTTTTGACACCACTGGCGATCTCGTTTTGCTTGCTAGCGGTAAAAATGGTAAATTTACCGTGAACGACCAAGCTGGTTATACAGCGTTCCTATCAAAGGCTGGTGAGTAATGATTCCTGCAAATGTAATAGAGAAAATGTACGTTCACATAGCCTTAAAAAAGTCAAAATCTAGTTTTAGATACGATTTAACCCCTGAAATGCTTAAATTATGGGATCAAATCACCTTTGAAATCAAGGAAATTCAACAGCGTGGCGATACCTTAGACATTGTTTCAGAAATCCCAGAAATAGAGATACCAAACCCTGCTTAGAAGTTGCTTTCCTTAATCTTTTGTTATACACTGAGTATGTAAGTGAGATTAAGGAGTGATTATGAATCAGGAAATTCCTGTTGTTGGTGAGATTGTCTACGGCGTGTGGGGTTATGATGCAACTTTCTACGAGTTTTACAAAGTTGTCAGCTTTAACGGCGAATGGGCTAAATTTCAAAAAATAGAGAAAAACTTTACTGAGATTTCTAAAGAATGGCCACCAGTTGTTGGCGTTGTTCCCGGTGAAGAACCCATTGGTGAAGCCTTTAGACGGAAAGTTAAGTTCAATACCTATGGATGGTGTGCAAAGGGCGCAAATGAGTACGAAGGAATCGTAGGAGTCTGGGAAGGACAGCCAAAATTGCAGTCTGCGATTGGTACTTATTAAAAGTTAGGGCAATAGTGATGGCGGAAGAGATTCCGCCATTTTTTTATGCCAAAATAGATCTAACACAATAATCAACATTGGAGTCATTTTGAAAAACGTTGAACGCAGAACAAGTCCTGTAAATTTTGAATTAAATTTTGAAGGTGAAGCAAGTTCTGACAAAATGACCTTTAGAGGTTACGCAGCCGTTTTCAATTCGCCGTCAGAGCCGTTGCCATTTACAGAACTTATTCGTGAAGGCGCATTTATGCGTTCGTTAAAAACACGAAACGAAGTGAAGATGTTTATGAACCACAACACTGATCACGTTCTTGCTTCAACAAGATCAGGAACTCTAAAACTTAAAGAAGATTCAACTGGTTTGTTAGCGGAAGCCAAATTGCCAGACACAACAAGCGGTAGAGATTTATCAGTTTTGATGCAACGCGGTGACGTTCACTCAATGAGTTTTGGTTTCAGTGTTCCGCCTAATGGTGACAAATGGAGTCAAGATGGCTCAACCCGTGAATTGCATCAGATTCGTTTACATGAAGTTTCTGTTGTGACCGGGTTCCCAGCTTATGAAGCAACCTCAGCAGATGTAAGAACCATTGACATTCTTGCAACTCGCACTCTTGTAGATGCAGATTCTTTGGCAGATGCCATGATTCGCCTAGAAGAAGGTCAAACCTTAACTGAAACACAAGCAGACATTCTTTCAACTGTCGTTTCTAAATTGCGTGAAGATAAGCCAGCAGATGTAGACATGTTAGAGATTAAGCGCAAGCAACTTGATTTGATGTTAAAAGCGTTCTAAGATTCTGACAAAGAACGGCTTAGATGTGGGGAAGCATCTAGGCCGTTTTTTATTGTGCAATAATTAAACTTGTGCGATTGCGTGGAGCCACCGTTGCGCTTATCTGTCGTGGAGCCACGCAGAACCTGTAAGACCACAAACAATCTAAGACTTTAGGAGTCCACATGTCTGACTACATCCGTCAGCAAGCGGAAGCTCGTGCAAAGGCTTGGGAAGAAGCTAAGGCTCTTCTTGACTCAGCAGCAGCTGAAAAGCGCGATCTATCCGCAGAAGAAAACCAAACCTATGACCGCATCATGGCTGACCTTGATTCACGTTCATTGGTAATGGAAACCATGAAAGCCCAAGCAGAGCGCGAAGAACGTGCTGCTGAAGCCATGAAGGGTTTCGAAGCACAAGTTAAGCCTGCCGTTGCATCTGTTCCAGAAATCAACGAAGCTGAACTTATCCGTTCCCTAGCTCGTGGTGAGATTCGTTCCCACTCGTTCGAGAAGCGCGATGTATTGAAGTCAAGCACTGGTTCACCAGTTCCTACTTCTTTCTACGATCAGGTAATCATGCTTGCTCGTCACGTTGGCCCGATGCTAGAAACATCAACAATCCTTAACACTGCTGGTGGCGAAAACCTTCAGATTCCTAGCCTTGCTGCATACAGCACTGGCACAGTATCTTCTGAAGCTGCTGCTATTGGTGAGAGCGATCCAACATTCAATGCATTCAAGACCCTTGGTGCATACAAGTACTCGTTCCTAACTCAGATCAGCCGTGAAATGGTTGAAGATGCAGGCGTGGACATTCTTGGATTCCTTGCAACTCAGACCGGTAACGCACTTGGCTATGCAGTCAATGGCGCACTAACAACTGGAACAGGAACAGTACAGCCAACAGGCATCGTAACTGCTGCTGGTTCAGGAATCACTGGTGGAACTGGCGTAACAGGCGCATTCACTGCTGACAACCTAATTGACTTGGTTTACAGCGTTGATACCGCAGGTCGCACCCTTCCGGGTACAGGATGGCAGATGAACGCACAGGCTATCGCAGCTGTTCGTAAGCTAAAGGACAACGCTGGCCAGTACCTGTTCAGCCCATCTCTATCTGCTGATGCTCGTGATCTATTGCTTGGTTACCCAATTTACGAAAACCCAGCGATGGCATCCCCAGCAACAAGCGCGAAGTCAGTAATCTTTGGTCACTTGCCAAGTTATTTCGCTCGCACCGTTGGCGGATTGCGCCTAGATCGTTCAGACGATTACGCATTCCAGAACGACCTAATTACATTCCGCGCCACAATGCGCGTGGATGGAAACCTAATCCAGACTTCACATGTGAAGTACTTTGCTGGTGCAGCTTCCTAATTAGGAAACCAAAAACGTGGAACCCCACCGAGAGCGCAGGCTTGGTGGGGTTCTGCTTTTATTTAAGCATGTTTTAATGTAAGGTTCAAAGCACCTGCGAATAAAGGAATGCCTGTGTCAAAACCCCTAGCAATCGGCTGGAATAGTAACGCGCCTTGGGCTGCAACTGGTTATGGAACGCAAACAGCGCAAGTAACTCAACGACTAAAAGAACTGGGTCACGATGTTGCGATTTTTAACAACTACGGCCTAGAAGGAAGCAACACGGACTGGAACGGTATGACCGTTTATCAACGCGGAGCAGACCTGTATTCAAATGACGTAGTACCTGCTCACATGCACGATTGGACAACGCGCCACCCTAAACAAGGTCACATTCTTTTTACTCTTTATGACGTGTGGGTGTTTAAGGGTGAACGCTGGAGTGATTGGAACGTAGCAAGTTGGGTTCCCGTAGATCACATTCCTGCACCGCCAGAAGTAACTAAGTGGCTTGCTCAAGACTTTGTTACGCCTATTGCCATGAGCCAATACGGTCAGGCAATGATTGAGAACGTGGGCATTGAGTCCCTTTATGTGCCACACGGCATTGAGTCAGTCTTTAAGCCGATGAAACGCCACAAGGGAACTACCGGCAGGGATTACATCGGTATTTCTGAAGATAAGTTTGTTGTTGGCATGAATGCAGCCAATAAAGGCGTAAGCCCTAACCGCAAGGCATTTGGTGAAAACATTCTTGCGTTCTCTATGTTTGCTCAAAAACATGATGACGTGGTGCTTTATTTGCACACAGATCAGCTTGGCTCACTAGGTGGAATCAAGTTAATGCAGCTACTTCAATCTTGCGGAGTGCCACAAGAAAAGTTTAAGTTTGTTGAGCCTTACACCTACCGCACCGGGATTGACCAGCAAACCCTTGCGACAATTTATACGGCTATGGATGTACTGCTTGCCACCTCATACGGCGAAGGCTTTGGTATTCCAACTGTGGAAGCACAAGCCTGTGGCACACCTGTAATCGTAAGCGACTTTGCAGCTTCAACCGAGCTACTAGGTGACGGCTGGTTAATTGAAGGTCAGCCACTATGGGATGCACCGCAGTCAAGTTGGTTTCACATGCCTAGCGTTCCCGGCATCGTTGATGCTCTAGAGCAGGCATACCAGCGTGGTCGTGGCAGATCAGAAAAGGCGCAAGAGTTTGCCAAGGCGTATAACGCCGATACCGTATTTGAGGAGCATTGGAAGCCAGCCCTAGCCGTGTTAGACACAAAAGCCTACGAGCGACTATAAGCATGAAAATAGGCTGGTACACGCATCACATAGAGAATGCGCCTAACGTGGCTCTCGGTGGCTCTGTGAGTCCCACAGGGCTATTCACGGGGCAGTTTGCAGGTGGCGCAGAAATGTCAGATTATGAATACCGGTTGCAAGCTCCGTTGGACTACGAAATTGAGATTGTAACCCCACAAACATTTGATACACACGACATACACCAATTCGATTCAGTCATTGTCACAGGAACAGATGCGTTCACAGATGACCAGTTATACAGACTTTCAGAGTATGACCCGTTCGTATTTGTTCATCACTTACAAACTCCACGCGCAGGACTTAACTCGCTGATTCGTGGCTCTCGCTTATTCGTAACCCATACCCCGGCACACATGCGCAGAGAATTATCTTGGACAAAGCCACGCAAGACGGCGCAAGTTCTAAGCTACTTCGATACCAGTAAGTGCTATGACCACATGGATAAGAAACCAATAGCATTGTGGGCTGCTAGGAATCACCCATTAAAAGGGCAGCTTCGCGCTCACGCTTGGGCAGCTCAGGCAGGCTATGAATTCAAAGCTCTTACAGACGTACCCCGTGAACAAGTCCTAGATGCAATGGCAAGGGTGGAATGGTTTGTGCATTTACCGTTAGCCTTTGAGTCAGAATGCAGGGCAGTTATGGAAGCGGTGCTTTCAGGTTGCAGGATTCACACTAACGACAACGTAGGAATCACAAGCGTTGAGGATTGGCACGATGCAGATGCACTGCGCCACATGGTAGATAAGGCAGGCGATACATTTTGGAAACTGGTGCAGCAATGAGAATGCTTACAATCATTCCGACAAGAGGGCGCAACGATAACGCCATTAGATTATTTGAAGCCATTAACGCAACGGCAGACTTTACAGAGGTTGTCTTTGCCATAGATGCTGATGATGTTAAAACCTATAACGGACTTATGGCAGAAACTGCTGGACTTAATAACGTCAAGGTTTGCATTGCTGATCGTATGGGAATGAATGGAACTCTTAATCATTGGGCTTTATGGTTTGCGCCTGACTACGACTACATTTGTTTTATGGGTGATGACCACTTACCGCGCACTGGTGGCTGGGATACGAAACTTGCAGAAGCTATTGGCTCAGAGCCGGGCATTGCTTACGGAAACGATTTACTGCAAGGTGAGAACCTGCCAACTGCCGTACTTATGTCTAGCAAGATCATCAGGGCTACTGGCTTCATGTCACCGCCAGCCTTAAAGCATTTGTTCCTAGATAACTATTGGCTTGCAATGGGTCACGCCTTAGAGAACGTGAACTACTTGCCAGATGTAATTATTGAACACTTGCACTACACAAACGGCAAGGCAGCACATGACGATAGATACGCAGCTGTAAACACAGTAGAAATGCACAACGGGGATCAAGCTATCTTTACTGAGTACCTAGCCACAGAGTTTGCTAACGATGTTGAGAACGTTAAGGCTTGGTAATGAAGATACTAATTACTGGGCATAAGGGTTTTGTTGGTCGCAACTTTGTTAAGGCTTTGCCTGATAGCGACATAACGGGCATTGACTTAAAAGACGGAAACGATTGCAGGGATTTCTTCAAGGACAACGCAGAACAGTTTGACCTAGTAATTCACTTAGCAGCCATTGTTGGTGGTCGAGCAACTATCGAGGGCGAGCCACTAAGCGTAGCCACAGACTTGTCCATAGATGCAGAGTTCTTTAACTGGGTGCAAAAGACTAAGCCTAAAAACGTGGTCTACTTCTCTAGTTCAGCTGCTTACCCGATTGACTTGCAAAACTCACACCGCAGACACCGCCTAGCAGAGTACGACTTAAACCTAGATGCCGTTAGGAATCCAGACCTAACTTATGGCTGGGCAAAACTAACTGGGGAATACCTAGCGCAATTTGTCACCGACTCAAATGTGTTTGTGTTTAGACCGTTTAGCGGTTACGGCTCAGATCAGGATGCTGACTATCCGTTTCCTAGTTTCATTGACCGCGCTCTAGCCGGGGTGGAAGTCTTTGACATTTGGGGTGACGGTGAGCAGGTGCGCGACTTCATCCACATTGAGGACATTGTTCAGGCTGTGCTGTGGCACGTTCAAACAGGTTACTTCGGCACATTTAATCTTTGTTCAGGTCAAGCCACTAGCTTTAATGACTTGGCTCAAATGGTCTGCGAAGAAGCAGGTATCAAGCCAATCTTTAACCACATAATTACTGCGCCTACTGGCGTTGAGTATCGGGTAGGCGATCAGCATTTGTCGCACCAATACTTCATACCGCAGATCACCTTGCGTGAAGGCATCCGTAAAGCATTAAAAGAGCGAAAAACTCAATAAAATCAAGCGTTTCTACCCTTGACAACTGTTATACATAATGGGATAATATTTATGTAGGACAGAGAGAGGTGAGAGAAATGATCGGTGAAATGCCCATTGAACAGAAATGGGAAATTAGCCCTGAAATGATTGAGAAAGCCTACGCAGTCGCAAACAAAGTAGCGCAAGAAATGGCTAAAAAACAAAAGCAAATCGCACAGGAAATCTTGTCAGCATTGGCTGTTAAATCAGCTTGACATTTGTTATACAACCTGTCACAATAGTTATATAAACAAAGCAAAGGAAAGAGGAAAAAATGGCTTACATGAGTCAAGAAAACAAAGCAGAAAAAGCACCAGTAATTAAAAGCATTTTGAAGAAGTACGGCTTGAAAGGTTCCTTGGGTGTTCGTAATCATTCAACTTTGGTTTTGAACATTTCAGAAGGCCCGATTAACTTCTACGAAAACATGATCGAAACTGCAAAAGAGCAAAACGCAGAAATCAAGTACATTAGCGAGGACATTCAAGTTAATCCTTACTGGTACAAAAAGGATTTTTCTGGGGTTGCCTTGGAAGCAATGTCCGAGTTGGTAGAAGCAATGAACGCAAGCAACTGGGATGAAAGCGACATTCAGACTGACTACTTTAATGTTGGTTGGTACATTGACATTAACATCGGAAAATACAACAAACCTTACAAGTTGGTTGCTTAACAACTAGCCCTCAGGAAACTGGGGGCTTTTTTGTATCTGCCGTACAATAGGAACAGACTTTAGGAGTTCCATTGGCAATCACAAACGGCTACGCCACACTTGCACAAGTTAAATCAGCTTTACGCATTAGCGATAACGTAGATGACTCATTGCTTGAAATGGCAATCGAGTCTGCATCACGCGCCATTGACGGACACGCTGGGCGTTACTTTTATTCATCAGGAACAGCCACGCGCTACTACGCAGCTGAGGATTCCTACGTTACCCAGATTGACGATGTTTCAGGTACAGCACTAACTTTACAAAGTTCATCCGCCGGCGATGGTGTATTTGATACAACTTGGGCAGTTGGCGATTACCAATTAGAACCTCTTAACGGAAACGTAGACGGGCTTGCTGTTCCTTACACACGAATTCGCGCTGTTGAAAACTATTTATTCCCGGTTGAAGATGATCAGGCACTAATTAAACTAACCGCCGTATTCGGTTGGGCATCTGTGCCAATTTCAATTACTCAGGCTTGCATCATTCAGAGTAGCCGTATCTTCAAGCGTTTAGATTCACCGCTTGGCATTGCTGGATTTGGGGACATGGGCGCAATGCGCGTAAGCCGTTATCTAGACCCTGACGTTGAGCAGTTGGTTGCGCCTTATCGCCGGGTAAGGAACTTTGCTTAATGGCTTCTATTTCAGAGCTACGCGCTGGTATCAAAACCAACCTAGCCACGATTTCAGGGCTACGGGTTTCGGACTTTCAGCCTGACAACATCAACCCACCGGTTGCTATTGTGTTTCCAATTAGCGTTAATTATGACGATACTTTTCAACGCGGAATGCAAACTTACACGTTCTCGGTTCAGGTAATTGTTGGCAGAGTTTCAGAACGTTCTGGGCAGAACTCCATAGATGCTTACTGTTCCAGCACTGGGGCAAGCAGTATCAAACTAGCAATAGAATCTAATAAGACACTTGGTGGCAAGGCGTTCGATCTCAGAGTTACAGACATGCGTAACTATGGGGAACTACTTGTTGGTGAGGTAAACTATTTATCAGCAGAGTTCGTAGTTCTCTGCTACGCAGACTAAGGGAGCAACACAACATGGCGAAATTCGCAGCCACCGATTACAAGGTAACTGTAAACGGCACAAACTTTTCAACAAACCTAAACAGCGTTGAACTGGCTATTGAATCAGACGATCTAGAAACAACTGCTTTCGGTGGCGAATGGCGCACCC